CCTGCTTCTGGATCCGGATGCGGACCCTGAGTCCTTCGATATGCATCAGACCACCCCCTCCCGGATTGCAAAGAGGATGGACCGGAGCGTCAGCGTAAGATCGTGGTGGTCCGCCTCCTCTCTGTGCTCAAAAAGGTACCCAATCGTGTAAAGAATCGCCACTTTCATCGTTTCTCGGACAGGAATAAGGGAGGCATCCTCCACTTCGGAGTTTACTGCCTCCCACTTATCATCCGAAAGTCTCGCCACATCTGCACATAGTCTCCCTGCACTGGTAATGAGAGTACCGATCATAGCATCCTCGTCCGCCGTATCCACTCTCAAGTATTCCTTTGCTTCAGTAAGCGTAACAAGTGCCATGATCGGTTCCTCCTTAAACGTCCGCGGCCATAAGACCAGCGGTTTTCAGCTTAGTAAGCAGAGCATTGAAATCGTCCTTCAGTGCGGCAATCGTAGTCGCTTCACTTTCAGCCTGGTTTGCCGCAGGCGTGATGCTCCCAGAGGGAAAAGGGAGCCCCTCAACCAAGGCTCCTTCCTCGATGACGAGTTTCCCGCCGATATGAGTTACATCGCCGCCCTGCTCTGTATAATTCTTTACATTGTATTCACTCATAATCCACTTCCTCCTTAGGCATGCTGCTGAAGGATCTGAATGGCCTCCGGCAGAACAGTTCTGCCATCCAGACGCTTGGACGCCATGAATCCGACCTGGCCATTTCCGGCATAGAGCTCGTTCAGGCGCTTAAATGTGATGCCGACACGGTCACCGATCCAGTAATAATTCAGGTCACCAAAGATGAGTGTCTTGGCGCCTGCAGCAGCAGTAGGCATGAAGGGAGAAGTGAAATAAGGTCTTCCCAGGATCATGTTCTGCTCACCATCCTTGATGCCAGGCTGCCACAGATACTGGCCGTCGCCGGTCTTGAGCTTTCTGATCAGCTTGATGGTAGTATCATTGAGAACCCAGATGGCGTTCTTGCGGTAAGGGGCTTTGAGGGCATAGTACAGATCCACCAGCTCGTCTGCAGTAATGGCTGCTGCGCCGGCCGCAGTAACACCGACAGTGCCGCCTCCAGTTGCATTCAGGATTCCTGTAGGCTTGGAAGTGCCGTTTCCTACCAGAAAGGCCTCCTCTTCCTTGTCGCCGATCCTGCGGGAGAACTCAGAAGAGATATAGCTCTCCAGGTCGAATGCGGAATCATTGAGAAGCTCCTCAGATACTTTGATGAGGGTGCCGACCTTATGCGCATCCAGCTGGACCTGACCGAAGACCTCGTCGCTCTCAGTGTAGGCGCCTTCCTCATCAATCCAGGCAGCAGAGCCATGAGAGGCGACAACCGGAATCTTATGGAGTCCACTGGAAGTGGTGATCACATGCGCGTGCGCACGGATGATTCCGTTCTCGTTCAGGCCCTGTACCAGAGTATGCTCAAACTCATCCGGAACAAGGTATCCGCCCTCGGAATCCTCTCCGGTTTCCAGTGCATTGCGCAGCTCCACATTCATGTAATCCTTGTGACGCAGCCGATCCCAGAATGCCTTCTTGTAAGTATCAGAAGCGCGGCCGACCTTCTCTTCCTTCCTCTTGTTCTCGGGCTTAGTAGTGAGAGGAGCCATAAGGGGCGCTTCCATCTCACGCTCCATCGCGTCCAGTCTCTCCTGGCGCTCAATTTCGCGCCCCAGGTCGACGATCTCCTGCTCCATGCGCTCATAGGTTTCTGTATCTTCAGGAGAAAGGATTCCTTTCTCACTGCGATGGGAATCCAAAAATGCCTTTGCCTGCTCCCATGTCTTAGCTCTTTTGGTACGAAGCTCATTTACTTTACTCATTTTTTTCCTCCTTAGGGTTTAATAAGGCCGAGTCTCTTTTCGAGCTCGGCAATGGGTGTTCCGCATTCCTGCAGATTCTCTGTTTCTTTGGCAGGCGGGATCGCTGCTGCCTGGGCCGGTGTGATCTGTGATCTCTTGTTCTCATGGGAGATCATCAGATTCATCAGATGTGTTTCCACTTCCTTCCCGGAAAAAGAAAAAGCAGGCATTTCGGCCTGCACTCTCTTTTCATCTTTCAAAAGATCATCGGCAAACCCAAGCTCGATGGCTTTGTTTGCATTCATCCAGGTCTCCGAATCCATCAGATGTGACAGCTTAGCCCTGGACAGACTGGTCTTGATCTCATAGGCGTTGACGATGCTCTCTTTCACTTCATCGAGCATGACGATTGCCTTCTCCATATCTTCATGATTACCGTACGCCATTGTCATAGGATTGTGGATCATCATGAGCGCTGTGGGCGCCATCAGGACCTTGGTACCTGCCATGGCAATGACGGATGCTGCGGATGCCGCAATACCATCGATCTTGACAGTGACATCTCCCTTGTAATCCATCAGCATGCTGTAAATCTGACTTGCAGCAATGCAGTCGCCTCCGGGAGAGTTGAGCCAGATCGTCACCGGACCGGTGCCGGCAAAGAGCTCATCATGAAACATCTTTGGTGTCACATCGTCGTCAAACCAGGACGACTCTGCGATCGTTCCATAGAGCTCAAGGACACGCTCCTGGTCCTCTTCTGCTCCGGCCTGGTTCCTCCATTCCCAGAACCTTTTCTGTGTCTTCATCAAGGTTTTCCTCCTTTTCTGTATCATTTGTATTCTTATAAGCAGCACCTGCATCTGTGAGTGGCACCATGTTCCCGTTTACAAGGTAGAGGTCCCCGCCCAGCTCAGCAGGGATCTGGTCCAGATCCTCTAAGGCTCGGATATCATTCGCGCTCATCCAGCCATTCTGTCTGGCAGTTGCATAGCCAGTCATCCTGCTTGTATAGTCTCCACGAAGCAGGCCCTCCACGTTAAACTTGAAGAAGTAGTCCTTCTTCTCATCCTCTGACAAAAGAGCTCTGTGCATGGCCTGCTCCCACCGAATTACCCAAGGGTCCAGTGTGTACTTAACAAACTCAAGAGATTGCTGTTCAATATTTGAAAAGCTCGACTTTTCCAAATCCCCCACCATATGGGGCGGGACTCTAAAGATACGGGCAATCTCATTGATCTGAAATTTCCTGGTCTCCAAAAACTGTGCCTGCTCGGGAGAAATGGAAATAGGGGTATATTTCATCCCCTCTTCGAGGACTGCTATTTTGCCGCTATTCTGTGATCCGCCATAGGTATGCTGCCAGCTTTCCCTGATTCGGGCAGGATCTTTGATCGTGCCGGGGTGTTCCAGTACACCACTTGGAGCGGCTCCGTTCGCAAAGAACTTACTGCCATACTCTTCTGTTGCAATGGCAAGGCCGATGGCGTTCTTGGCCATGGCAATGGGTGAATACCCCACCAGGCCGTCAAAGCCAAGACCCGGGATATGCAGCACATCCCCAGGTAATAGTTTCACTCTCGAGCCATTGTTGATTGGAGCATCATCATTACTGACGGTATATTCGTAGTAGAGTCTCCCCTGGTCATCCCGGTCCACATTCATCCGGTCCGGCATAAGCGGGTAAAGAGCAATGACCTCTCCTTTCCCGTTACGTATGACCTGTGCATAGGCGTTTCCCCACAGAAGAAGGTGCGTCATGAGCGTCTCCCTAAACACGAATGAAGTCATCTCGGGATTTGGCTCATCATGCAAAATCGTGTACAGAGAGTGGTCCGTTGCCTTTTCTGTGCCGGTCTGTGTGTATCGGTAAAGGTGGAGCGGCAGGCTGGCAACAGCTTCTGACAGGATCCTCACGCAGGAGTACACTGCCGTCATCTGCATGGCAGACCTCTCATTGACTCTTTTCCCAGAACTGCTTGTGCCTAAGAAGAAGCTGTAGGCGCTGCCTGATGTCCTGTTCTGAGGCTTATCTCTGGATCGAAACAGTCCATCCAAAATTCCCATATCGGATCACCTTCCTTTCTCATATGAAAAAGATCCCCCTTTCATCGTAGACACTGCCTGTGCTCTCATGCCGGATACAACGATCCAAGGCCATGATTGCCGCCACAATGCCATCGATTTTTTCTGGAGATCTTGCCTTTGTGCACTTTATATTTCCAGCGGGATCTGTATCCACAACTACGTTCCCGCTCATCCATTTCATAACAGGGTTCCCACCATGGATGATCTGCCCTTCCATAAGCAGCTTATAGAACTCCTTTGTTGGAGGAGACATCGAGGCATAACCCTGGCCAAAAGGAATAACCGTAAAGCCCATGCTCTCTAGGTCCTGCGTCATCTGTACAGCTCCCCACCTATCGAATGCGATCTCCAGGATGTGGTACTGTTTTCCGAGCTCCTCAATATACTTTTCTATGAATCCATAGTGGATCACGTTTCCCTCTGTTGCATTTAGATATCCCTGCTTATACCAGACATCGTAGGGAACAGAAGCACGACGCACCCGTATAGGGATGGTGTCTTCTGGAATCCAGAAGAAGGGAAGCATCACATACTTCTCTGAATCATTCCTCGGAGGGAACATAAGTACAAATGCCGTGATATCACCTGTACTGGAAAGGTCCAGACCACCGTAACAATCACGCCCTTTGAGCGCCTCAACATTAATCGGTTCATTTCCCAAGTCGTAGATCTGTTCAGGGATGAAGCGGGTCAAAGAGGACACCCACATATTAAGGCGGAGCTGTTTAAAAACGTTCTCCTCTGCGGGATTATCGATGGCCTCGCGGAAGGCATCCCGCACCCTCTCTATCTGTATCGTTTGGCCCAGGGATGGATTCGCTTTATACCAATTTGCTTCATCCTTCCAGTCTTCATCATCAGTAAGGCCGTAAACTACCGGATAAAAGGTGTGGTCAATCTTCCTGCCTGCCATGATATCCATAGCTTTCGAATGAAGCTCATAGCAGATCGACTCCTTATCTGTGCCAGCAGTCGTAATCAAAAAATATAAAGGCTGCTCACGCGCATCACCGGATCCTTTGGTAAGTACGTCATACAGCTTCCTATTTGGCTGTGTATGTACTTCATCTAGGACCAGGCCGGAAACATTCAGGCCATGCTTTGTTCCAACTTCCGCTGAGAGGACCTGGTAAAAGCCAGCATTGCTGTAGTTGACGATTCTCTTGGTGGCTGTCATCATCTTTGACCTTTTATAAAGGGCTGGTGTTTTCTCTACCATTCGCCTTGCCACATCAAAGACAATGGATGCCTGCTGCCGGTCTGCTGCCGCACCGTATACTTCTGCTGAAGGTTCATTATCCGCATAGAGAAGATAGAGCGCCACAGCTGCAGCAAGCTCACTCTTTCCATTTTTCTTGCCTATCTCTACATAAGCCGTCCGGAACTGTCTATGACCATTCTCATCGACAATCCCAAAGAGATCTCTGATGATCTGCTCCTGCCAGGGCAAGAGCCAGAATGGTTTCCCATCCCATTTGCCTTTTGTATGTTTCAAGTTTTCAATAAACCGGACTGCACGGTCTGCCTTTGTCTCATCATAGTGGGATGTCGGCAGCATGAACTTAGTCGGCTCATAGTTTTCCAGCTTTGGATAGTCCACTGGACGATCCCTACTCCCCATCTTATGCACCTCCTGTCAGTAGGAACTCCATCTCATCGACTTCTTCCTTCTTGGCATTTCCAGCAATAATCCTGCTCCTGGCGGACGGGGTCAGACCAAACTCTGCAGCCGCCTGCAGCATAGCCTTCTGGTTTGTATGCGCGATCGACACCTGCGGAACTTGCTGCCAGTAACCCGTTTTTGTCTTTACAATGGATCCGTGCTGGCTTATGAATTCTTCTGCCTCGCGCCACCTGGCGTATGCCTGGCAATATGCAGCAAAAGGCGCCACATCCAGATCAGTAAGGATCCCCATTTCAAACAATGTCTCGGAAAGCCGATTCCATTCTGCCTGAGCCTCTTCTTCTAGCCAGTCTGGGCATTCGGGAGGCATCTTTTGTGTAAGGCGAGGCTCATTCATGTTCAGTTGTCTTTTCCCAGGATTGCCCTCCAGGAGTTTTAGAGCAGTGGGTTTCGGCTTTCTGCCTCTCGTAGCCATTGGGATCACCTCCTCTCTTTATGGCAAAATAAAAAGACCGCCATGGCGATCTGTTCGTCTCTACGAGAAAAAGGGCATCCTCGGCCCTGTTTCCCGATGTATCGGATTGTGGAGTTTTGGCTTTTATCTAACTGCTATAAGGTCCACCGTGCGGTTCCTTTTGTAAAGGAGGGCGCTCGCTTGTGCGCATAGCTTCTCAATTCTCTCTGATTCCGCCTTCTGCTCGTCTGTTGCGTGCCAGTAGGCGCCAGGCTCGTTCCCGAAAACCTCCTGGGCTTTTCCCCAGTTTACATGGTTGGAATGGTTTACTTCGTAGATGATTCCTTCTTGTTTGAAGGCTTCGATCTGACTGTCGATCTTATTCAGCTCCGCTTTGATTGCCAGCCTTACGAAGTCCTTTTTGCAATTCCTAAGGAGAATCTCCATCGCGTATGCTGCCTGCTCCTCGCTTCCGGTCATCTTGATCAGCTCCTGTTTTGTCATGGTTCTCTTCCCCCTTCTCAAATCTCGGTGTAAGCCATCTTGAAATAATCGCGTTCTTTGAGGAGCTGCTGCATCTGTCTCTTCAGGATCCTGACCCGCTCGCCTTTTCTGCCTTCGGGCCAACCCCAGTTGCTCGTCATGGTCTCGTTGTAGGTGTAAATCCATCCGTTCATTTTGAAGGCTGTCTTTGTGGTTTTCTTTGTCATGGTTTTTTCCTCCGTTTTTTCTTTGCTTGTTTTCCCTTTCGGTATGGACATATTCGCTCTAAACGAGGTATATATCCACTCATTTTTGAGCATAAAATGTACAAAGATTAGCGGAGGAAATTGTGTATATTACTACGACCACAAGAGCCTGGAGGCTTTTGTGGTTTTATGGCTGCGGCAGGTCCACCGCCTCAAATAAACTCGAAAATGTAATCCATTTCAATCCCCAGCTCTTCAGCAAGAACATCTTCGGGATCCCTGTAACCGGTTCCTGCCAAGGCTTCATGAAACTCTTCCCTTGCGTACTCGTACCGGTCTTTTGCTTCCGCTCTTGTGATCCCGTCCCGGTGCATTAAAAGCTCAATGATCTCTTCACCTTGCTTTTTTCTCTTCCCCATGGTCCCCTCCTTCACTGGCGTTCGATCTGGCAGGTCATGCCGTCCACTTCGACGATATCGTAGCGGTTTCCCCGCCAGATCACTTCCCGGATTCGGATGCCGCAAAAGGCGTTACTCTGCTGCCGGTCCGTAAGAACTCTACCGTGCTTTACCATCCAGTCTGCAAGGTTTCCCAGGAGCCTGCATTCCATCTCCATCTTCTCTGCGTAGTTCATCCGTCCCTCCCTTCTTACTGCTGCATCGCCCAAGCGATCGCGTGGCCATCGTCTTCGAATTCAACCTCGCTGACTGCGTAAAGCCCGATGGCGCCTTCGCAGGAAAGGTCGTCGTCCAGATGCTCGTAAACCGCTCCGAAGTAGCTGGGCTTGCCCATTCCGTTGTAGTAATGGCCCGCCAGGAGAACCTTGTCGCCAAAGTTCAAAATCTTACTCCAGCGGCATTCGAGGTCCTCGGTGGTGGTGGGATTCGGAAGTCTGTAGGTTCTCATTGCTTTGTTGATTGTCATGGCTTTTCCTCCTAGCTATGTGTTTTTTGTTATGGTATTAATCACTCTAAACGGCACATATAGCAAGTAATATTCGAGGAATTATCTGACAATTATTCGTTCATTACAGCTCTTCTTTTACGCTCATTTCTGTTGCAATTTCACCACATTCTGCTCCCAGCTGTTCTGCAGAGAATGAAAGGAATTCAAAGAGCTCACTCCGGACGGGCTGGTCATTTTCCAAAAGGATACGGAATAATTCACTCATACCGTTAAGCTGTACAGAGAGAGCTGTGAGTTGAACAATGGCTGATAACTGTGTCATTTGGTTCCTCCTTTGTTGTAAAACTATTTACAGTGAGGGGCCATTATATCAACTCACAGCGTTCATAAGGTGGATTTAGCGCAATAAACACTAAGACATAAAAATAGACCTCTGTGTAGAGGCCTCCTGACAGTCGTTATGTTTTGAATCAAAGATTAACATCATTAGAAATACAGCAGCCAGAAGTTCCCTTTTCTGTACAGAAGGCCTGGATCCTGAGCTTCAGGACATTGTCCTTCGTATACTCAAGAAGGAAGGCTTGCAGCTTATGACGAATGCAACGGACCAGATGGGACTGGTACTCAGAAGAATCTTGTGAGCCCTGGGAGCCAAATTCACCGGTACCTTTGTAATTCGTGATCAGGGAGAATACTTCCTCCTGGGTGACTCCATCGACGTTACTTAAACCGGCATGGCCAGAGTCGGTGTCCATGGCTTTCTGCAGATATTCCATACCTCCATTTACCATCACGTAGCCGCCCAGGGCCTTGATATTTGTAAGGACCGAGGTGATTGCTTCATACATGGCAGAGCTCTTATATTCCTCGTAGACATCGAGGTTATCGATCCACCAGCCATCAAATCCCTGTGCCTTGATTTCCTTGGCCCTGGCCACACACCAGTCGCGGGCCGCAGTGCGCCTAAGGTCAAGGTACTTCTCATGCGGCCAGTCAGGAAGAGAATCCAGTACATAATCCTTGAGGGTTTTGTAATAGTTTCTCTCATCAGATACTGACCCGGCAGACAAGTATCCAAGAAGGAATGCGCCCTTTGTCTTCAGAGCAGCAATCTCGGCTTTTGTATAATCCTCCGGCTCAATCGCAAGAAGCGTACCAGGGGACACATCCTTGGGCTCCACCTTGGTTGTGAGCGAAACCTTATAGGAGGACCACTTTTTTGGAACCGCAGCGATTGCCTTTGTGAAGATTTTTGACAGGTTCTTCTTAGAGCAGGAAAGTTGCATCACGCCAGGCAGGCAGTCGATGTAAATGTCACCGTTCTCGTGGTTTCTGGCGACCGTAGCTCCAACCGCCTCCAGGCGCTTCCTGGTGGTTCCGCGTCCTGAGCCTTCTTTATGGTGGTAATTCGAAAAGGCGACCAAAGGCCTGACCGCTTTGCAGATCGTCTCATTGCAGGCATTGGCATCCCCATGCCACTGTGCCTTGTAGATGTCAGCTTTCAGGTTCTTCACGGATTTTACCAGGAGGTTATTGCCCTCATTTTGGAGATCACCAGCTGTGTGATAAATCCAGCCGTTTAAGTTAATCCGCATAACTGCTGACTGGTTGTTCACGAAGTGATGACTATCGTGTTCCTTCAAAGATGCGGCAGGGCAAAGGTAGATGCACTCAAACTGCATGGCGCCGATCGTAAAATAGGTCCCGGATTTCATGTAGTGTCCCTTTGCCTTTTTGTACTGGCTGCGCAGTGCATTTCCATATGCCTTCTGGTACTTATCCAGCCCAGCAGGATCGGGGACATAGATATCCGCTGTCGGAAAGGCATTCTTAATATTTGTGACGCCACCGTAGTGATCGCCATGAGCATGACTAATCACGATCGCGTCGAGCTTTGTCACGCCCAGGGCCTTCAGCTTTTTGATCACGTTTGCAGAGGACTTTGCCATTGCAGTATCAATAAGGACCGCATGCTCCACAGTTTTGTCGTCCGATCCATACTGAATCAGAGCTGTGCAGTCACCATATTGGCTGGCCTCACTCCCGGTATCAAAGAAGGCCAGGGCAGCTACCCTGATTCGGTTTGAGGTAGTAACTACAGGTGTAGGCTTAGGATCCTGGGTGCCAGAAACTGTAATAAGGACTGCATTCGGGAACCCCTTCTTCTTTACTTCGGCCAGGCGCTTTTCTGCATTGGCCTTGACAGAAAAAGCTCCGCACTGCACTTTCTTTAAGCTCCCCACAGTAATGATCGCTGCGGGAATCCCGGCCTTCTTCAGCTTAGCGACCACCTTTTGAGCATTTCTTTTCTGTTTGTATGCTCCGATCTGGATCTTATACATTGTCTTTGCCATAGATTATTCCTCCACGATCACCGCATCAAAGCCTGCAGCCTTCAGGTTCCGCACGCGCTTTTGGGCATTCTCCATCTTGGAAAAAGCTCCGCACTGTACTTTATAAAGCTTTCCCGGCTTCTCTTCCTTTTTGTCATCGGCTGCCGGAGCAGCGCCTTCCAGCTCTTTTGTCACCTGATCTGCCAGCTTCCCCAGGCGGCTGTAGAGCCAATCTCCCGGACACGACTTCTGGGCAAACCACCGGTGGACCGTCAACACCATCTCATTCTCCTTGGGCTTATAGGCAAGGGTCTTATTCTTATCCCCAAACCAGATCAGCTTGTTCTTCCCATAGCGCCGGCAGATATCCACGCAGAGCCTGACCAGGGAGGCATAGACTTTACTGTTCATTGCATAGGGGCTGCGCGTATCCGACGCACATTCGATGGTGATCGCTTTATTGTCGTTGTCCGCATTGGAGCTACACCAGGACCTCTTTATCTCGTCCACGTA